GTAGATGCTCTTGTAGTTAGTGGTGTTGCAGCTCCTGCATTCCATGTAAATGTTTTACCGTTTGCAATCGTTGCAATCAATACCTGACCAAAATTATCAAGACTCCAAAGACCAGGTTCTAGAACTACGGTTGATGCATTTACCGCGCTTCCAAATCCAGAAAAGTTTGTAGCATTTGTTACAGTACTTCCATCACTGTGTGCTTGTCCATTTGATGTACCAAACGTTGCTGTTCCATTTGTACCTCTGGTAATACCAGTTAAATCATTTGAACTTATTCCTGTATATGTAATTAATTCGTTACCAACAGCAATTGTTCCAGCAGTTGGAAAACCAGATGTTGATGTTAAAGTTATCGCTGTACCAGATCCTCCTGTGCCAGCAGTATCAGCAAGTAAAGCTCCGTTCAAAGTTGTTGTAGTAACACCTGATACTGTTCCACCATAATTACCAATACCAAAACCATAGCCGTAAGATTGTGCAGCAGGACCAACTTTTTCATATGGTATAACACTACAAGATCCACCCGAACCTGAACTCGATGTTTGTTGTGTCCCTGTTACAATTGCAATCTTTGAAGATGTAACTCTTGTAACTTGAAATAGTTTATCTTCAAATGCAGCGTTAGTTAAACCTACTCCTGTTGGTACAGTTACATTATCTAATAATATTATATCTCCAGATTCTAAATTATGGTCTGATGTAAAAGTAAGACTAACTTCAAAAGTTGCATCTAAACAAGATATAGCAACAGAACCAACTGTAGATTTTACAGGTGTAACATCATGAAGTTGTCCTTCAAAATAAACAAGTAGAAATTTATCTGTTCCAAGAGCCACGTATCGGTTACCATCTAGATCTACAAAAGAGTGTTGTTTTCTAACAACACCTACTATTGACTCTGAAATTAAAGAGGACCAACCACCTACTTTCTCAGGTAGTCCATATCTAAATCTTACGTTGTCGGAGTCCACCCATCTGTTCTCTGCTCCAACAGTGGTGTCTTGTTTATCTATTCCGGGAGCGAAAGGAAACTCAATAAGAGCCATAATACTACTCCTACTGATTAGTTGACTTCAATACCCAGCCAACAGTTACATTAGCATAAACAAGAGTTGCTGCTTGACCATTAACATTTAAAACTAGGTTAGAAGTTCCTGCGTTTATTTTGTGACTATTTCTATTTATTGTAAGATTGTTTGATGCAAAAAAGTTACCACCATCTAATATAGTAACTTCATCACCCGTAGCCGCTGCCGCTGGCAACGTAATTGTTATAGGGTTTGTGTTTGTCACTGCAAAAATCTGTTCTCCTGCAACCGCTGTATGAGCAGTAACAGTTGACGAGTTGATTGTAATGTATCCTTTATTTAATAAACCAAGGTTTACGTTTGTTGCATCTGAATATACCAATAAGTGTGCACCTGCAGGAACAGTAACCCCGGTCCCCGATACAGTTTTAATGGTTAAAGTTTTAGTGCTTCCAGAACTTTCTCTTGTAGTAGCATCCTCAAATATCATAATTCTTTCTGCACTGTTTGGAATAGTTACAGTTCTGTTAGCGGCTAATGTTCCGGTAAGTTTAAAGTAAAGATTTTTACCATTAGAAGTTGCACCACTATCTAATGCCAATGCCTGGTCTGAAGAAGCCACATCTAAAGATAAATAACCTGTAGATAATTGTTCTAATATTTGTAAGTTAGTGTTTGTTATATTACCCCAAAGACCAGCCTTTTCACCGGTTGTGATAATCTCTAATTTTGAATTTGTTGAAAATGTTGATGCCATATTAAATCGGGTCTATTTCTACCCAAACACTATTTGTGTTTGGATCTATTTCACTCCATGTTATTGCCGTAGCATCCTTAACAGTTATAGTTAAAGGTGTCGCATCAGGCGTTACATTTGCTTTACCGATTAGTGTAACACTTCCTGTGTTTAACGTCAATTGGTTTCCAGTTACGTTTACATTAGCTGCTGCATTAATTACCACACTTCCTGCAGCTAAAGTCAGACCACTTCCTGCAACAGTTACATTTGCTGCAGCGTTGATTACTACATTTCCTGTGGCTGTTGTTAGTGGATTTCCTGTTACATTAACAAGAGCACCTGCTAGTGTTGAAGCCGCCCCTACAGCTACCGTTAATGGATTACCTGTTACGTTGATTGAAACGTTAGGATCAAATATAGATGTTGCTATTGGTGTAGCAGATATAGAACTATGACCGAGCATTAGTTTTAACCCTTAATCTCTAATAAATTAACTACACTTCTGTAATTATTTGGCGATATATCAACATTACCGCCATTACCTTTTATTTGAAATTTAACTTTTAATTCATCTGTACTGCTTGGCGACCATAAAAAACTTTGAGAGTGACTTTGACCAATAATCCCACCACTACTTCCATAATCATAACCACCAAATCTAACATTAGTTCCACTATCTCCTATTTGAGAATAAGAGCCACTTCCAATTTTGCCTAACATTATTAAAGAATATCTGAACTCTGCATGACCACTTTTATTTGGATAAGCATGGATAGCTGGTAAAATCAAAACTTTGTTTGAAGTTGATGATAATGTAATTGCAGTTTCCCAAGTAGTTCCAGATGCACTTTCTATATCTACATAACTTGTAGATGTGGTTGAAAGACCATAGGTTGATATGCCTGATACTGTCTGAACAACACTTCCAGTAGGTGCATTAGCAGCGGGTATTGTGCCACTAATAGCATTCGCTCCACCTATTCTAGTTATTGCCATCTATATTACTCCTTTGGGTATTTAGTCTTAACTGCATTCAAAGCTGTAAAGAATCCGCCACTCGTAGTTAGTGTACCATTATTTATATCGTGGTACAACTTATCTAGCTGTTCCTTGAGTTCTGGGTATTCCGCAGCTCTATCTCTTTGATACTGTTTAGCATCGTAGTCTGCTTGCAGTTCTGCTTGTTTAGCAGATACCTGTGCCCATGTCCATGGTTGAGTGTCGGAAAATATAGCAGTGCCATTTTCGTCAGCTCCTGATACATACTTTACTTGTGCTTGATACTCAGCTTCGTTTGATGGCGAACCACTAACTACAAATTCAGCTTTTTCGTCAAGACCTAGTATTGCTTGTGATATATCTATCATATTTTCCTCCTTAATTTTATCCTTGTACCTCTAATGCAAACATTCTAGCACCACCCCAGTCTGCTGATACATAAGCTGTGCCTGTGCTAAATCTGTAAAAATAAAGTTTATACGCAATCTGTGAGGTCGTGCTTGGGCTATCCAGCCATTGTTGAAAAGTTGAACTATGGTGATTTCCGTTTGCTTGATATTGAATATTTCCACTTGAGCTTAACTGTGTACTATCTCTATAAATAGTTGATACACATCCACCACCAGCAGTATCATTTCTTGCATTAAAATTTACAGAAACTAAAACTTTACTAGATGTTGATGATGGAGTTATATTTACATAAAGACCACTATCTGTAAATGAACCGCTTGTTGTTGTAACAGCAGAAGTCAATTCATTTCCTGTAACAGCTTGTAAAATTGCACCACTGCCAAGTTTTGATGTAGCAATAGCAGCATTACTTGCTATCTGTGCGTTAGCTATATTTAAAGATCCGGGTGTAAATGTACCAGAACCGTTTGAAGAAATAATACTATTTCCTCCTGAATCCTGAAGCTGGTCTACTTTTAAAATACTACTCATACTGCTATTTCCATTATTGTAAAATTTGCTTCTCCACCAGCATTTGGATATGTAGCATTTCCATTACTACTTCTATAAAACATTTTATAAACAATTTCACTACTTGTACTTGGAGTATCAACTTTGTGCATACCATAACTTACATTTATATTGCTTGTATCTTGATCTCTAACAATTGAATTATTAGCACCAACACCTATGTTAGTACTATCTCTAAAAAAAGTAAATTCTGGTCTACCACCATTAGTTACTTCAAGAACTGCATTAAAAATAAGTAAAAATCTACTTGAAGATGAAACTGGAGTAAGTGTTATTGCACTAGAACTTGCAACAAAAGATGTAGATGTTGTGCTGTCTGCTGTTGTATGAACATTTGTATAAACATTTAAAACTTTACCCATTCCACTTCCCATTGCAGCAGAAGATGAAATAGTCTCCCCAGATTGACCAAGTGTAATAGTTCCTGATCCAGAGCTAGTTTGTATATTCGATACTTTTAATGTTCCGTTTGCCATAATATTATTCTACGTTATTATTCTATATGCTCCAAAATTTGCTCTATTTTCTGTACCAGAAATATTGTGTGTCCCATCACCTTGATAGATCATAACTCTCACAACATCACCAGCAGCAAGATCTAAAACTTGTCCACTAAAATGATTATTATAATATTGATTTTCTCCATTTACTCTAAATCCACTATCAGCATTAAATGAACTATTAATTTGCACTGTAACTTGAAATGTAAAATCTGTTCCAGATGCAAAACCTAATCTAAAATAAACAAAGTATTTACCAGCTTTGCCACTAGGCACTGTAAATTGATTTGATGCAAAAGCAGAATCAGTATCATAAATCTCAGTGTTAAATATTACTTGTGTTAGTGTGCTAGCTGATATGTTTTGATCTGCACTATTATAAGCATGAAATGCTGGGGTCATTGCTTCACCAAAACCTGTTGCTGTACCAGAGTTAGCGATCGTTGCTCCAGACGGAATATTAATCGTATCCCCACTAGCACCTAAAGTAATAGTAGTTGTATTCGTACTTCCAACTTGTAATGTTGAAGTTCCTGATACTGTATCAATAGTGTTTGTCTCTAGTTTACTCATTATAAAATTACAAATGTACTCCCTGATGGTATAGTCACTGTACCTGAAACTGTAACAGGACCAACCAACGCTCCGTTAGTTGTACCTGCCATAGATATACTTGTAAATGTTTGACTGTTCTTTAAAAAAAACGTTGAAGATAAACTTGATGCACTCACTGTTGAATCTGTTGGAGTCCCAATATCAAAAGTATCACCTAACACAGTTCCAAAAAATGTGTCTGACGATGTAGGGTTTGAACTGAAAGTTATTTGAGATCCTGTGATTGTAAATGCTGATGGATCTTGGACAACTCCTGAAATAGATATAATACAATTAGCTTCGTTACCCGGAGATATAGCAGTCCCGTTGACCGTTAAGTTAAACGGACCCGCGGTTGAACCAGTAAATGAACTACTGATATCATCTA